ACCGACGAGGGGCGAATGGCCTGGGGTCTTTTCAAGGACAATAGCTGGCGCGCGAAGATTGCGGGCTTTGGAGCGGTAACGGGAGTTGATCTCGCCCTGGCCACCAATCGGCTTGTAGGTGCTGGCATCGACCGCGAGACGGCCGAAGACCTCCTATCCGGCTGCGAAATGGGCTTCGTGGCCGCGGTTAACGAGAAAGACGACGATGGCAAACCGTAACAAGGAAGTCGGCATTCGCCTTTCCGTCAAGGATAAGGAGGTTGCTGTCCGGGCCTTGCAGCAATTTGGCAAAGAGGGGCAAGGCGCGCTCGATGCGATCCAGCGCGCCGGTCGCCCAGCATCGGATAGCCTGCAGATGGTCAACTCGGCGGCGCGCGGCGCCCAGGATGCCTTGTCCGGGGTCGCCAACCAGGCAGGGCCTCTGGGTCGGTTGTTATCGCGGGGTGGCTTGCTGGGGCTCGGGCTCGCAGGGCTGGTGGGCGGCCTCACGCTTATCAGCAATAGGGTGGTCGCGATCTCCCGAGAGCTGCGGGAGATCGAGGAAGAGGCACGCCGATCGGGACTTGGTGTGGAAGCGTTTCAGGAATGGACCTATGCCGCCCAACAGCTCAACGTATCGCGCGAGGCAATCACTGATGGTTTTCGTGAACTCAATATACGGGCGAGCGAATTTGCTGCGACCGGAGGCGGGTCAGCGGCTGAAGCATTCCGACAGATCGGTTTCAGTCAGGAGCGGGTGCAGGAAGGGCTGCGCAATACCGAGCAACTGATGTCCGATCTCATCGACAGGATCGGTGAATTCGGGCGTGCAGACCAGATTAGGCTTGCCGATGAGATATTCGGGGGGCAGGGCGGTGAGCAATTCATGGCCCTGATCGCATCGGGGTCAGCAGCAATCGCAGGTTTGCGCGCCGACGCCCAGGCCCTTGGCGTCGTGCTGCGGGAAGATCTTTTTGAGAGCGCGCGTGAGGTGGAGACCCGGTTTGCATCCGTGGCCCGCGTCATCGATACCCAGCTCAAGGTCGCGTTCATGGAACTGTCCCCGATCGTGCTGGAAACTGGAAACTTTATCGTCTGGGTTGCGGGTGTCATTCGCGATATCGCCGATGCCATTGCCTTCATGCGCGGAGAGATGGATCAGCTTTCCACGCGCAATCTAGAAACTCGTCTGACGCAGTTGGGAGCCGAGCGCGTTCAACTGGAGGCAGATCTTTACAGTTTGAAATCGCAAGATTGGCGGCCGCAGAACGATCCCGTGGGAATTGCCTCCGACCTGGCCGGGCGATCGCAGACTAACCAGATTTCAAACCTCGAGGCTGGCCTGCAGGCCATCAGCGACGAAGAGCGCAGAATTCTGGATATTCTGGCGCGCCGCGATAATCAGCCGACCAATTTGCCTCCTGCCCAGACTATTGCGCCTACATCGGCAGGTCTCGATCAATTGGCAAAACAGGCCGAACAACTCATGGCGCGTCTGCGCACGGCCTCCGAGGAATACGCGCGGACCATGGATCAGCTCAACGCCATGCTGGCGCGGGGGCTGATCGATCAGGACACCTACAATCGAGCCGTGGCCGAAGCGGTGCTCAAGCGCGCGGAATCGGTGGAAACGGAGGCCGACTATGCCGAGGCGCTGGCGTTGGTTCAGCAGGCGCTGGCCGCCGGCATCATCACGGAAAGCCAGTACACCGAGGCCGTCGAACAGATGACCCAGCGCAGACTGGAAGCGCAGAACGATTGGGCGGCCGGTGTTCAATTGGGCCTAATGCGGATCGCTGCCCAGGGCGGGGATCTCGCCAAGAGCGTTGGCGATGCTTGGGCATCGGCCTTTTCGGGGACCGAAGATGCGCTCGCCAGTCTCGTCCTGACCGGGAAGGCGGATTTCAAATCCCTTGCGGATTCCATTATCGCCGACCTGCTGCGCATATCGATCCGGCAAGGGGTCACCGGGCCGATTGCCGGCATGATTTCAAGCTTCATGGGCGGCGGGCCGGCCGCCCCGATACCTACAGTCGGTGGGCGCCAGGCGAGTTTCATCCCGGGCACTGGATGGATGCCGGTCGCCCATGACGGATGGATGGTGGCGCGGGGCAATCCGCCCAGCATGCGGGCGATGTCGGCTGGGCTCGACCGCTACCATAATGGCGGCCTCAATCCGCGTGAACGCCTGGTGGTCGCCGAAGAGGGCGAAGGCATTTTTACCCCGCGTCAGATGGACAATGCTGACGGATTGTTTCGCGGGATGATGCGCGCCCTTGGCGCGATGATGCAACGCAATACCCAGGAACGATCCGGTAGTCGTGTAGAGGTCCACAATCATACCGGCGCCGAGGTCACGCGGGAAACCACACGCGACAGCGATGGCCTCGACGTCGAAAAGATCGTTATCGGCACCGTGAACGCAGGGCTGGGACGTGGGGCATTCGACACCACGTTGAGCACAATTTTTGGTGTTCAGCGCAAGGGGAGGCGGCCCTGATGCAGGCGTGGCCAGATGACGTCCCGCATGAACCGCTCGCCAATTCTTTCCAGGGAGAGCCGTTTCGGGCTCCCTATTCAACTGAAATGGAGGATGGGAATTTCCGTCAGCGTCGGCGGTCCACTCTCAGGGTCGCGACCTTGAGATTTTCGGTGCGCATGCCGAATGAAGCTTTCGACGTCTTTGACGCATGGGTCGAAGGCGATCTTGTCGAAGGCACCCTGCCGTTTTTGATGCCGGTCTGGAAGGGCGGGCAATACGTAACACGTACCTGCCGTTTCCGTGAGCCATTCCGCGACAACCCTGGACATGGACTTCGACACCGTGTCGCGCTGGTCCTCGATGTCGAGGATTACTGATGAGCGATTGGAACGCAGCCATCGAGGAGGCCTATGCCTCCGCTCCGGCCGATGAATACCCAATCTCCACTCTGGAGCTGATCCATCCCCAGTTCGTGGACTTCGAGAACAACCAGGATTCGATCCGTGTTGCCCTCGATGAACGGGCGTGGAACCTCCAGCACGAGGTTGGGGCGCCGCTCTTTGGTGGGCAGATCAAACGATACGATCCGCTCGCCATGCAGATCAAATTGCCCGAACAGTCCGAGAGCAGCTTCGGCACGCTGGAAATGACGCTCGACAACGTGCCGCGGTCGATCTGGCCGTACCTGCAGAACGCGGCAAAGGTTCGAGCGTCGGCCATGGTGATTTTCCGCCAGTGGGTCGCCGAACGCGATCTGATGACGGGCGCATACACCGTATCGGGGCCGCCCGACATGATCGTCGATCAACTCACGATGAAAGTGGTCAAGGCCACGCAACTGCAGTTGACCGGATCGGCAGGCTTCGTCGACCTGCTCAACAAGAGCTTTCCGCGTCGTATCTTCGATCGGGACAATTTCCCCGGGCTCCACGGGGTTTCGAGTTAGGAACGACAATGCCGATTTCCCACATCGACAATGGCGATGCGCGTCCGGTCTATTTTGCCAGGATCAATGAGGTGATCGACGCATGGCACGGGCCGGGCACATCGGCCGCATTCAGCCGTCAGGGAGAGATCCGTGGGGCGTTCAACCAGATCGCCCAGGCGCTGGACCTGCCGGGATATGAAAATGGAGAATCTCTTGGCGAGGTTCGACACAAGATCAATGAAGCGATCGACGCGCTCAATTCGTCGGGGAGCTAGGAAAGTCGTGTCCGGTCGTATCGCTGCCCTCAATGCCCTCATCGGCAAGCCCTATCGCCTGGGGGCGCAGGGGCCCGACGCCTATGATTGCTACAGCGCCGCCCGCGCCGTCCAGCGCGCCGTTTTTGGGCGAGAGATGCCCGCGTTCGAGATGCCCGGCGAGGCGGGACGATGGGCCATTGCAGCGGCGATATCGGCCCATCCCGAGCGCAGCCGTTGGCGCGAGATCGATGTGGCGGCGGATGGTGCGCTGGTGACGATGGCTCGCCATGTCCAAGGCTACCACATCGGCGTCTGGATCGACGACGATGACGGCCTGATCGTTCACGCTCTCGAAGGGTTGGGCGTCGTGGCCTCTCGCCTCATCGAACTTGAGGCCGAGGGCTGGCGAAAATTTCGGTTTCACCTGCCGGCATAAGGTTCTGAACACCTATGAATTCAAATCTTCCTGCCGTGCAGGCGGGCGGCAAAGCCGTTCTGCTGACGGGGCCTTTTGGCGCGCCCGAACGCACGATCCATCTGTCGCGCCCGATGACGATTGCAGAGGTGATCGCGCTCCATGGATTGCGCTTCAGGTTGCCGACGATTGCCGTGCTCGATGGCGCACCGGTTCTGCGCGGCGCGTGGAACGTGCGGATGGTGCGTGCCGAGGACGTGATTGGGTTCGTTGCCATGCCCGCAGGTGGTGGCAACGCCTCGGGCAAGCAGGTCATTGGGCTTGTCGCCGCGCTTGCCCTATCGATTGCCGCGCCGATGGTTGGACACTGGGCGGCAGCCTCGTTCTTTGCTGGATCGTCGATCGCTTCGAGCCTTGTTTCAGGGCTGGTTCTGGCGGGTGGGGCGTTCCTGCTCAACACCTTGTTCCCGCCTCCTGCCGAAGTCCCCAACGATAGCGGAGATCAGGTCTATATCGCCAATGCCGCGAGCAATCAGGCGGCGCCCTTCGATGTCGTTCCCGTGCTTTATGGCCGCGAGAAGTTTGCCCCACGGCTGGCCTCGCGTCCCTATTCGGAATATTCGGGCAATGATCAGTTCCTCTACCAGCTCTTTGCGGTCACCTTGGGCAAGGCCGATATCGAAAGGATTGATATCGGCGAGACCGAAGCCTGGAGAGCGGAGGGCGGACTTACCGACAGCTTCTCCGACCTCGAGATCGAGATCGTTCATCCGGGCGAGGACGTAACCCTCTTCCCGGCCAATGTGGTGACGGCGCCGGAAGTGGGAAGCCAGGTTCTTCCCGATCCTCCCGACCAGCTCGGGCCGTTCGTGGTCAACGCGGCCGGAACGACGATCAACCGCATCGCGCTCGATTTCTCGTTTCCGCTCGGTCTGTTCGATCCCAAGAGCGAGGGCGGCACAAGGGCCGCCAACCGTGGCCTGGTGGCGCAGTATCGCCGTATCGACGACAGCGGTGCGCCGATCGGTGGGTGGTCGAACCTGATCAATGAGACGATCACCCGAAACACGCGCACGCCCCAGCGGATGTCGCGGTCGGCATCGGTTCCCGAAGGGCGCTATGAGGTAACGTTCCGCGCCACCAACAGGGATACGAGCGGAGAGGAGGATGGCGGGACTGCGGGAGCCCCTTATAACCGCGTCCAGTGGGAGGGGCTGCGCGGCTATCTGACAGGCTTTGTGACGCCGCCGAACTGCACCCTTCTGGCGGTCAAGATCCGGGCCAATGAGCAGCTAAGTCAGGTGTCCGCCAACCAGTTGAAGGTGACTGCCGCCCGCTATCTGGACGTCTGGAATTCGGGCGCTGGGCAATGGGTCGAGCAAAAGACCTCATCGATCGCATGGGCCGCCGCCGACATCCTGCGCAACAGTGATTATTCGATCGGCCTTGCCGATACCCAATACGACCTCGCATGGCTGATGGCCAAGCACCAGCTTTGGGCCGGACGTGGGGATGAATTCAATGCGCTCTTTGATCGGTCGTGGACAATTTCGGACGCGCTGCGCGCGGTGCTCAGGGCAGGTCGCGCCCAGCCGGTACGGGTGGGCGGCAAGGTGGGCTTTACCCGCCTCGAGCCCAAACAGGTCAAGCGTGCGGTTTTTACGCCTCGCAACGTGATCCGGGGCAGCTTCAGCCATGAGCTGGTGCTGTTCGACGAAGAAAAGCCTGACAGCGTGATCGGCGAATATCGCGATCGCACGATCTGGGACACGCGCGAGGTCCGTGCGGGGCTCGCATCGATCGGATCGGATGCGCCGCAGCGGATCGACTATTTCGGCATGACGGATCACGATCATGTCTGGCGCGAGGCGGTGACCGATGCCGCCGTCAACGCCTATCAACGCGAGTTCGTGGGGTTCACGTCCGAATGGGAAGGCAAATTGCTCGTGCGGGGCGATCCGATCCTCGTGCATCACCCCTTTATCGAACAGGCCGCGACGGTCTCACTGGTCGGTATTGCGGGTCAAAACCTCACAATCGACCGCGACTATTCGGGCGATGATTGGGATGACGGCGGTTCCTGGTCGGACTTCGATACCTGGACGTCCGAGGAACAGGACCGTTATGTCATCGTCCGCGACAAGCGCGGCGAAGAATGGGGCCCTTGCCGGGTGGCGTCGATCAATGGGCGGGTCCTCACGCTCGATGCCGCCGATCGCGCAGTGGTCGAGGCCCAGATGGGCACGCTCGCGTCCTTGCTTCCCGGCGACCGATCCGAGCGCGCGCATGTCATAATCTGCACGGGCGAGACGCGGCCTTTCAACGGCCTGGTCGTATCGGCCATTCCGAACGGCTCCGACCGGGTCGATGTGCTTGCTGTGATCGATGCCCCCGAGGTCTATATGGCCGACGGCGAGGAGGTCATGCCCTCGCCCTGGACGCCGCCGACGCTGCCGCCGGCAGTGCCTTTGAGGCCGATAATTCTGGGCCTTGTCGCTGAACTCCGGGCCTCCGGTGCCGGTCTCGAGATCGAGGCCATGTGGCGACCTTCGGTTGGTGCCACCAGCTACGTCGCCGAAGTGAGTTATGACGGTGAGGAGAGCTGGATTCCTGTCTATGAGGGCAGCAACAACCGGTTCAACGCCACCGTGCTACCACAGGTTCTTACGCTGCGCGTGGCTCCGCTGGGCCGTGTGCAGGGTCCGTGGGTGATCCGCGAATTTATTGAAGGAGAAGTTCCGGATATCCGTATCCCTGGCGGGTGGCTCGATCTGGATGGCGTTGCTGAGCAAGTCCGAGATTCGGTCAGCGAGATGTCTGACTGGGAAAGGCACAACACGCGCGAGACCATCGAATCCATTCGGGAAGCCTTCCTCGAGGATGGGGCGAGCAGCGCAAACGCCTATCTCGACCGGCAGAAGATTCGCCAGGAGATCATCAGCACGACAGGGGCAAATCGGGCCGCATGGTCGCTGGATATTCTGGCGGCGACCGGTCCTGACAGCGCGATCGTGGCGCGGATCGAGGAATTGCGGGCCGAAGTGTTCGATCCGAATACCGGCTTGCCGGCGACGGCGTCGGCGCTGAGCCTGCTATCGTCGCAGGTCAACAATCCCGCGACGGGGTTGGTCGCGGCGTCCAATGCCATCACCTCGCTCGTCTCTAGCGTGCCTGGGGCGTCGGCCGAGGGGCTGTTGAGGATCTTTACCGAGGCGTCGGCGTCGGGGGAAGATGTTCGCATCGCGCTCTCGGCGGCTACCAGTGGGAGCGTCGGCCCGGCTAGTGCCGCCATGTATGTGACGGCAGGTGGCGGGAACTCCGAAATTCTGATGGTGGCCAACCGGATCGCCTTCATCACGTCTCCGACCGGAACGAAGCGTGGCCTGCTGGTGGTCGATGGAGACAATGTGTTCATCGACACGGCTCGCATTCGGAACCTTTCCGTTGCGAACATGTCGGCGGATTTCATCGACGCGCTGGATATCAGCGCCGAGAGCATCCTGTCCCAGAACGCCAACATCACCGGCACCCTTCATGTCGGGACCGGGAGCACGGGTGTCTTCATCCAAGGTCCAAATAACCGCATTCTGATCGTGGATTGA